TTAAAGGAGACCTTTGATGTCTAAACTAGTAAAGATTTATGATGGCATGACATTTGACATGTCTACAGGAGAAGTACTTTCTCATGGTGATATCACCTACCATGCTGAAGAAGATATTGCACACTGCGGTGGTGGTGGTGGCCCAGAAACTCAGACGACTACTTCTGGCTTTGCCCAAGAGTACAAGCCACAGATCAGTGGTATGATGGCAGATGCCAAGGGTATGTATGACTCTGGACAACTAGGTAAAGTTGCAGGGTTTACCCAAACAGGACTAGATGCACAGAGAGCTGGACTAGCAGCAGCTAATAACCAGACAAGTATTGCCACTAACATGATGAACATTGCCAACCAACCCGTAGATCTATCAGGCATGAGGGCACAATCCTTATTAGATGCACAAGGTGCTTTAGGTGCTTCTCAAGGTATGGCTGGACAACGTGGTGCTCTTGGTGGTTCTCGTCAGGCTTTGAACCAGAGTGGTATTGAGAATAACCTAGCTGCTTCTTTTGCAGGTATTGATCAACAAGTTCAACAGAACCAAATGGCTAACCTTAATTCTGCTCTGGGTGTTCAAGGTCAAGGTGCACAGACAATGGGTATGATTGGTCAGGCACAACAGGCACAAGACCAAGCACGTGCTGATGCACCATACACAGCTCTTGCACAACAGATTGGTTTGTTTTCTGGTATTGCACCTAAGGAAACAACAACTACTAAAACTGGAGGTAAGTAATGGCTGGATTTAATCCCTTTGCCCCTCAGATGACACAACAGCAGCAGATGGGTAAGGCTCCTCAAGTGCAAGGGCTTCCTACTCCTAACGTAGCTATGCACGATAATCCCGGACTTATGGAAACAATAGCTCCAACTCTAGTAGAAAAAGCTGTAACTTCACCTATGGCAAAAAGTGCAGGTAACTATTTGGTTGACAGTAGTAAGGATGCGTGGAGTGCTTTAACTAAATCACCACAATCGCCATCAAACATACCTGTCAGTGAGCTATCCAACACTATGGGTACAGCTGTTTCACCGTCAGGTATGTTTGGCGGTGCTGAAGGGGCCATAGCAGCCCAACAAGCAAATACAGTAGCACAGGGTTCAACAGCTCTTATGGGTGCAAGTCCATCAGTTGGGTTTAGTGCTATGGCATCAGGTGGTGCAGAGGCTGCAATAGCAGCAGAGGTAGCTGCAGCAGCAGCCGCAGAAGCAGCCGCAGCCACCGCAGTAACAGGTGCAGCAGCAGCAGGTACAGGTGCAGCAGCAGCAGCAGCTCCTATGGCACTAGCAGCAGGTCCGTTTGCTCCACTGGTACTTGGTGGAATGATGTTAGCTGCCAACTCAGGAAAGTAAGGAGTATATAATGGCAACTGCTACACAAATTAAAGATTTGCAAACTAGGCTTGATTCCACGTTTGGAAAAGGTAAAGTTAAATCTAATGAAGAGACTTGGGCTAATAATAAAGCAGCACTTGACACTATGGAAGCTGCAGGTAAAGTTCCAATCTTAGACCCAAGTGGTACAGTGAGAGGAACCGATGCAGTTTTAAAAACAGCTGAAGTTTACACTGATGTTACATCGGAATACAAAGATTTACTTGCTCATCTTTCTGGTGAAGAAGGGTACAATCCAAACTTCTATTTAGATGGCTCAGGTATCTTAACCACAGGCGTAGGCCTTACAGCTGAGTATGTTGCTGACCCCTCACCACTTAGGGCTATGACAGAAAAGACCAATGAGGCTAAGAGTCGTGTACCTAAATACGCAAGACTACACCCTCAGGTTCAGCTTGCTCTTGTTGACTCTGCTTATCGTGGTGACTTGACTAACACCAATAAGGACACTGGAGTGGTTACCTCTCAGAAATGGGTTGATCACGTAAACAACGGTGACTTTCGTAAGGCTGCTGTTGAACATATTAATCATAATGAATACAACAAAGCTAAGGGTATTACTGGTGTAAACAGAGGTCTTATTCCAAGGTTTGATTGGAGAGCTGCAGCTTTAAAAAGATCAGCAGAACCTCAGCTTATACAACAGATGCAAGATCGTAGTCAGTCAATCTATGATCAGAGAGAGGACGCTGCAATGCTTAATGGTATGGGCAGTGGCTTCACTACTGATAAGGTACCAGAGTCAAACATCTTTAGTGATGCTTTTGATTCAGTTCAAGATTCTGTAGAAGGGATTATAGATCAAATGTTTTCTACTGGTGAAGTACCAAAAGAAAAAGTTTCACCAACAACAACACAAGATATTCCAGTACCCGAACAAGGGGCTACTGTACCCAAAGCGGAGAATAAAATGGCAACACAAGCACAGGTTAATTCCTATTTAAAGAAACGTAATGCAAAGCCAGATGTTATTGCTGGCATGGAAAGAACTATGCCCCCTGTAATAGACAATGACATACCTAGTGTTGCAAACGGTGGTGTATTTGGAGAACAGGCTAGGAAAATGCAACAACCTTTAGGTGTTGTAGATCAAGGTCTTATGAACTCTTTAGGTTACCAAACAATGGGTACTGTAGATCAAGGTCTTATGAACTCTTTAGGTTATCAGGTTCCACCAAACCGTCAACAAGCAAGTCAGCTTAACATCGCACCCCCACAGGGAACTGTAGACCAAGGTCTTATGAGTGCTTTAGGTTATCAATCAGCAGTTAAAGAACCAGCCGCTGTAGCTTACCCTAGTAAGCAAAGTCATATGGATAATATACTTCAGCAGACTCAACTTAATTTATTAAAGAACGGTGGTGATGGTTACCATTACGATAAAAACGGTAAGATGGTTATCACTATGTCACCACATTTACAAAACCCTGCAATACCAATGGGTACTGTTATTAGCGGTAATGGACAACCTATTGTATCTAGTAATGGATCTATGGTTGGATCTCCCACACAGAACCCAGCTTATAAAGCACCTGCTGGCGGTAAAGGCGCTAATGCCACACCTCAGTCAGCTGTAGATCAGTTAACGGGTGTCAAAGGATTCGGAGGTAAGTAATGGCTGTTGATAAAAGTATGCCTAGATTTTCAGGCACTAACATACCTAGGCCTGTTCCTGATCCAAATCAGGGCAAGCTTAACTTTGATGGTAGGGGTCGGAAACCAAACCTAGCACCTAGTAAACCAGTTCCAACTAAACCAGTTCCAACTCAACAAACATTAAACTTAGACAACAAGGTTAAACCGAAGAACACTATACCTAAAGTAGATAAGAAGGGTAACCCAAGGACTACTTTCCCAAAGGTTGCTGTAGATGATATGGGTAACAAGGTTAAACCAACTGACTACAAGAAGCTGGCTAAGTTTGGTAAAGCTGCATGGAAAGCTAGTAAGATTCCTAGGGCATTAACACCTATAGGTCTTGGAACTATGGTACTAGAGGAAGCTTTATTTCCCACAGTGTATGATGCAGAAGAAACTAAAGGTGTTCTTTCTGAAGAACAATCAGAGCTTGATGCAGATAGTTTGAAAGCGTTGACTGCAGCACAAGACAAGGTTGAATTACTAACAGAAGTAAACGCTTCACCTGAGTTATTAGCTCAAGCTAAGATAGAGTTAACTAAACTTAAGTCTGCTACAGATCCACAACAATCCATTACCGAGTGGGAAGATGATGTTAAAAATGATCTGGCAAACAACCAAGCTATAATTGACGCACATGTAAGGAATTTAAGCTTTGACCCTGAAGCTCTTAGACGTGCACTTAAACCTGCGTTAGAACAACGGGATGCTCTTGAAGCTAAACTTTCTGATGCAACATCTTGGCGTAAAGACATATCCGCTTCTGCTGCTGTAGATAAAGATCCAGATTCTGTGGCTCTTATGAACATGGCCCAAGGAATGGACCCCACTAAGTTAATGCCACAGCTTGGAACTGAAGATAGAAATACAGTTCAAGAAGAAGGTGATAGCGCGTTGAAAGCTTTCTTTGACGGAAGTGTCGATACTGTTAAAGGAGCTATGGCACTTGCTGGTAAAGGCTTAGGTTCTCTGTGGGAAGATACAGCTATTAAGAATGCACTTGTGTACTACATGGGTGCTCGTCTTATGGGTTACTCTGGTAGTGGCTCAGGTATGGCTGCTGGTCAAGTTCTTATTCAAGGTTGGAAGAACCAAGCTGCTGCGGACATAGTTACAACTAAAGCAGAAAACAAAGCTGCCGCAAATTCAGCAGTAGATCAAACAAAGTCTGTGCAACTGTGGGATAAAAGTTCAAAACGAATTATCTCAGGTTACTCGTCTAAAGATGGTAAATCTTTTTATCAGATTACAGATGACGGACTTAACAAGGATGAAGATGGAAACCCTATTGCTATAAACCCAGTGACATCTGGGCTTGTTACTTATAAATCAGGGACTCATCAAACTTTTGATGAAATAAACAAGTCTATTTTAGACTCCACTAATAAGAATACAAATGATTTTCTTAAAGCTCTTAACAGTAACACATCGTATGATGCTGAAGACTTGGAAGCACTCAACCAGACTTTTGGTAACGGACGTGCAGCCAGAGATGTTCTTGAAGTTGTTACTAGAGAGATGCAGGAAGCAGGTGTTGATTATGACAATGCTGCATTTACGGCTATGTTCCAAAACATGTTAACATCTACAATGGAGAAACAAGCTAATGGTTTACGTAAAGGTGACTATGGCGAAGAGACTGCAAGCATGGTTGGTGAGTGGCGAGAAATGCAACTCAAGAATAGCCTAACAGGTGAAGGTAACATACCAGATTTTATATACGGAAAAGCTACGAAGTGGGGTGACAATGGTGTTGCCGAATATGAAAAAGGTTTTGACGCTAGTGGTCATGCTAAGGGTGTTCTTGAAACAAAGATAAACTCTTTAAGAAATTATTGGGTAAAGTCTGCTGTCACTAATGGAGCTACCAAGCAGGACGCTAATGAAAAGATAACCACTACTAGGGTTGTGCAGGAGCTTGGACGTTTGTTTCAGGATACTGTAATGCTAGATCCAATTGCACGTGTGTACTGGACAGATCAAGCTGGTGACAGAAGTAATGCATTCATGTCGTGGATGCAGAGCAATGACACTTCAACCATAAACCATGAGCATCAATACTTAGGACTTAATTCTCCTGAAGTTAGGGGTATTGCAGTTAATATTGATTTTGATAGTAAATTTTAAGATGAAGTAACAGGAGAATACTATGGGAGAAGGTCTTGTTTTAGATCTAGGTGATTTACTCACACAAGAAGAAGAGGCTACACAAGGCCCCCAAGAAAGCTCACTAGCTATTAACGGGTCCGATTGGGCTTTCATTGATGGTGATACTATATTCAACTCAACAACAGGTAAGTCTATAAGACTAGATGGTATTGACACCAGAGAGACTGCTAAGTTTATAAAAGAAAAGCCATACTCAGAGTCTGAGATTGGTGCAGATTCTGCTACAGCTTACATAGCTAGTCTTGCAAATGAATATGGTTTTAACAGAGAAGTTTATTCAGGTGAGCAAGGTTACTACGATCGTGACCTTGGTGATTTGTTTAATGCAGATGGTGAATCATTTGTACAAACTCTGATAAAAGCTGGTGTAGTTTCTCCATCAAGATTTTCTGGTGGAGATGACATGGGTAATGTACTTGCCAGTAACTTTGCTGAGAAGAGTAGAAACTCTGATAAAGTATTAGGTGCTGACAGTGACCTTAGTTCTTTTGAGCAAGCCAGACAAGCTATCTACGAGGTTGAGACAGACCCTTATGGTGGTATGGCAGTACAGAAGTTAATGGCTTTTGACGCTGCTGAGTTTGCACGTAACCCTAATTTCTACATGGGTATTAAGACTGTTAACGCTGGTGCAGATTATGAAGGTAAGTCTCGTACTCCTTTTGGTACTGGCTTTGACATTGGATTTGCTAACTTGTACAAAGGTTTAAACACTTTTGGACAAGCACTTAGCGATCGTTTAGGTGCTGAAGAAACTGAAGCATCCTTTGCAGCAGATGCAGCTAGTAATCAAAGGTATATTAACGCACAGCCAATGCTAAACATGAATGTAACTGAAATGGATTGGACTGAGTTTGATGAAGTATCCTCTGGACTTAGGGGTATGCTTGGTTCATCTCTGCCATTCATGGGTGCAACCTTAGTTGGTATGGCTGCAATGCCTGTAACTGCTGGTACTTCTATTGGACTACCTGTTTCTGTTTACACAGGTATGGTTTTAGATACTATGGAAGGTGACATAGCTGATAAGAATCTTGGCGTTGCTATGGTAGCTGGAACTGCTATGACTTTCTTAGACAGGCTAGGACTTAAGGGTCTTGTCAGCCCTAAGATGATGCTTACTAAAGAAGGACGTACAAAAGCTATAGAGCACATTGCTAGAGTTAAAGGCGTTTCTAATGCAGAGGCATCAAGCCTGTTACTATCTATGAGTAAACGAGAGTTGCTCTCACAGATTGATAACTCTAAAGAGTTTGCGGCTAATCAAATACAGAAAGGTCACTTGTTCAGAGAAAGTGTTAAGAGACTATCAAGGGGTACTGCTCAAGAGGGTGTGACAGAGGCAATGCAGGAACTCACAGAGTACACTGCTGCTGTCATTGGCTCTGAGAAACAATGGAACTACGATGAAATAGAAAATCGTATGATCAACGCTGTTGTAGCAGGTGGTATTATGGGTGCTGGTTTTACAGCTCCGGGCACTGCTTTCCAAGTTGCTGATTGGCATGCCGCTGCTGACATTGACAGTGAGGTTGACAACAGGTTCGACAATCAAGTACACAGTAATATAGTTAAGGATCAAGAAGACTCAAGGGGTTACATTCAAACAGTTGAATCAATCACAGCTACTAACGCTGTAGAAGAGAAAGTGTTTCAAGAGAGCATGGCAGAGCAGAGGTTTGAGAAAACTGAGGCTGAAGAGACAGGTAAATCTTGGAACCCTGACAATGACTTAGCTAACCCACGAAGTGTAGACGATTGGGCTGAGATGCATGACAGACCTAACACTAGTCTTGCTTGGATTAAATCTTTTGCAAAGAACCCTAAGGTTGCTTTACGTGGAACAATGGACAATGCTATTCAGAAACTTGATGGTGTGTCTACTACTGCTGTTAAAATGGTAGACATGGTTGGCTCTTACAGAAACCGTGTGTTCCCCGGAAAGAACATGGTTATGTCTCAACAACTTAAAGTGGCTGAGTACGATGGTATGCTTTCTCCTCAAGAAGAGATTGAAGCATCCTTTAAAACTCCTCGAGGTTTAAGCTCTGCTGGTAGGTCTGACTTTGTAAGTAAGTTAATGTATAAGTACAATGAAGAACTACTTAAACCTTCAAGAAAATCTGGAAAGCCTGTTGATTGGAGTAAAGCTTCAGACGAACTTGTATCTAACAAGCAAGCTATACTTAGGTACGACAAAGAGCTTTTGGCAAGGTCTAATGCAATGCTTAGGGATAACAACATTGCTATTGAAGATAGTAACACAGTTGCTAATAGTCAAGACCCAATAGAGGTTCTTCAGGATTGGTCATACAGACATAAGAATTTATTGACAGAGTATATTGCTAACCATAAGGTTGAGTTTATAAACACATTAATGGTTTCTTATGCTATTGATTATAACACTGCTTTGGATTTGACTGACTCTATTATAAACGATGAAACAGTTAACACTATTGGTGATGCGTTTGATGTAACTAAGCATGGACTCAATCCTTCTTATAACAAACAACGTAAAATGAATATCTCTGATCGACCTGAGTTTGCTAAGTTCTTAGAGCAGAACATATTTAAAAACATGGGGGATGCTTCACGATCTGCTGCAAGATTTCAGGCTCATCGTAAGTTTTTAGGTAAAGACTCAGTGTATTTAAATCGTATGCTTAATGATACTTACGTGGAGATTCGTAATGCTAAGGGTGAAGAGGCTGCAGTAAAGCACACTTCAGAACTTGCACACGATATTCGTAATGCTTTGAATGCGGAGTCAGGTAACTATAAACGTATAGAGAATCAAAACTTAAAGCAAGCTCAGAAATACTTAACAGTTGTCACTATGCTGCAGTCTTTATCTAACGCTGCTTTCTCTTCTATACCAGAAGTTGCTATGATTTTTAATGGTGTACCTCGGGACGTTATGGTTAAGAACACAGCGACTTACGGTTATCTTTTTGGCAATGCTGTTGGATCTTGGATTAGAAACTTAGGTGTTGTTGCTAGGGTTGCAAAGCCCCGTGATACCCTTGAGACTATCATTGAAAAGAAACTAGCAGAGTATCGGTCTAAGGGAGACAATGACCCTCGCTTTGTATACTACACAGACATGAAACAAATGTTACGTAGTACTGGATTTATGTCTCAGGAAACTGGTGCAGCTACAACCACAGGTGTTCAGGAAACTAACCAGTTAACTAAGGGGATGGCTGACGCTTTCTTCAAGGCTAACTTCTTACACGACCAACAAGACATGCATCGTATGATGCGTCTGTCGCTCTTTAATGATTTTCTTATAGGTAAGATAGATCTTATTGACAGGTATGAAGGTCAGCCTGACACAGTTGGTGTTGCAGAAGCTAAGAAAATGTTAAGAGATTTAGGTATACCTCTTAGTGCTTTACAACCCTTATCACATAAGATGAAACGTGGTGAAGCCTTGACTCAAACTGAAGCAGCTATCTACAAAGACGTGTTCTTAAATGGAGCTGCTAACTTTGTTAACCAAGCTATACCTATGCCTAACGCATTGAACAGGCCACTGATCTATAGTGACCCACACTTTGCAATGCTAACACAGTTTAATGGTTTTACTTCAACGTTCCAAGCTAACCAGATACCAATGATGTGGGATCAAGTTAAGCGGGGAGGTCCTAGTTCTAAAGGATTAACTTACGGAACTTTTGCATCAGCTAGCACTATGCTGCTTCTTGCATTTGCATCTCAAGGAATCAAAGATGAACTTAAGTATGGAGAGTCTTCACCTTACCTGTCAGACCCACAGAAAATACAACGAGCTATCTACTCAAGCGGTTTACTAGGAACTATGGAGCGTGTAATCGGGAGTGACTTCTTGTTTCCATTGTATCCTGAAAGTTCTTACGGTGCTTCAGAGTATGTGTGGGATCACGTTGCAGGTGAAGCCCCTGCTGCTGGTACAGTTGAACGTACCTATGGTATTATTGAAGGTCTAATAACATCGGATGATGCTCAATTCAAAAGAAACTTATACGGAAGTATACCTATCTTTGCTCCTTACAAAAACAGAATGATAAACTGGAATACTGATGATTAATAATATACAAGAAGGACTAGGAGGTCTAGCTAATGGCTAAGTTTAATGCAGGTAATGCAGGGCAAGTGAAACGTCTTGAAGCATCTAGGGCTATGGATTCTAATGGGATACAAGATGCTATCTCAGATAAAATTCAAGTAGGTTTAACTCAAGACAATGTGTTTGACACGGAAGAAGTTCAGTACACCAATGAAGTTCTTCCTGCTTCACCTGTTGGTGTTAATGATGGGAAGCAAGAGATGCTTCCTGTTAATGACCCAGAACAGATAGCTGCACTTGAGTTACAGCAACAACAAAGAGCTAGGTCTAGTTCTATTCAGCAGTTGGCTGACACAGAAGTTTTATCTGGTTGGGACAAGAGTAGCATTGCTGGTATTGTAGGTGAGGCTAACAAGCCTAGGTTAGTTCAGGCTCTTTCAAACCTTAGTAAAACTGATTCAATTAAGATACCAGTGGACACAGGATTAGAAGGTTCGGCTGATAAAAGAAATTATGTTATACAAAACATGATGAATTTTAAAGCACCTGCTGTCAGGGTAGCTGAAGATCCTGATCTACCTAAAGAAAAGATGGTTGATGCCGCAAGGACTAGACCATTGACTGCAGCTAATCTTTTCTCTCATCTTGAAATGATTCAAGAGACTAGTCCAGATGATGTTCGTATGTTTGAGGTCACACCTGATTCACAAGTCTTAGGTTTTGTTGTTATGGAGCATGAGTACATGCGTCATATGCAAGACAGGAATATTATATCCCCTGACATGGTTGATAACTTTACTGAAGATGAGATTAATCAACTTACTGGATTGACCGCTGCAGACACAGAGTCAGACATCTCTGTTGGTAAGCTTGGTAGTATGTACCATGAACAGTTAATGATGTACCAGCAGGTGGCTAAGGGTGGTCTAGATATTATCCCTGATAAGCATCTTGATCCTGCTAATCAATTAACTAAGGAAGCTTATGAACAGTTAGGTCTTTGGGTTAAGCAGCAGTACAACTTAGGTAACCCAGCTAACACTAAGCTAATAGATGTTGGGACTAATGGTAACGTGCGTTATGATTATGTACTTACACCTACTGGTGTTATGGCCATTGAAAACGCTAGGAAAGATGCTATAGAACCTGATGTACGTATTAGGACTCAAATCATTAACGACCCTAAGTCATACCCAGCTTATCAGAAAGATAAGTCAGACACTAATAAGAACTTTAAATTACCATCAGATAAAAAGCGTAAGGTGCAACCCGAAGTTGAAGCGATGAAGAACACATCAGCTGTTAAACATATTGTATCACCTAACCGTATGAAAGCAGGACTTTTAATAGCGCTACAAGCTTTTAAATATGCCAGCCAAACTTTAACAAACCCTTTAGTTGGTGGTACTGAAACACAAATAGACGGTGAAATGGTAGGTATTAATGGTAGGGTTGAGGTTGAATCGTGGCAGGGTAACTCCCTTGGCATTGGTCAGAAGATGGCAGACAAGATTAACAACACTGCTGAGAACCTATTATTAAAAGCTAAAGCTCTTCAGAAGGATATAGATTATGATTTTATGATGGGTCGTTCTGTTGACCCTGATAAGCAAAACCAGATCAGAGTCCTTCTTGATTTCCACAAGACTGCCCAGACAAACGCTTGGCGTAAGGCTAGGTATAATCAAGAAGCTACTAAAGCTTTGGCTATGGTTCAAGATGTTGTTGAAGTCTACGGTCTTCCCGTAGGGTTCCCTACTTTCCTTCAGTCAGGAACATCTAGGATAAGCTATGCTACTCAGGTTATGAACGTTCAGAACAACAAGTTTGCTAGGCAACTGTTTGGTAGTGGAACTAAGTATCAGGTTAAACCTAACACTAACACAACTAAAGAACAGGCTATGCTTATAACTTGGGCAGGTCACTTCTTTACAGATGGTGACTTTGTACCAGAAAAGATGCTTATCAATATGAGATCTCGTATCAACTCAAGCCCACCTGACCCTAAGCTTATGAAGATAGCTTCAGTCGGTAAGAAGCTTAAGGAAACTATGGATAGTTATAACACAGACCTACCTATTGGGGCTGTACTTAACATGCAAATAGTAGATGGTGCAGTCCAAGGTGTTGGTGCTGCAATCAACTCACCACGACCTAACTTTAGTGGGGATGAAGATGTTAAGAGGTTTTTAACAGAAGCAGCAAAACACCCTAATGAAGTTGTAAATCTAATAGAAGAAGCCATTGAGCTTTCTAATTACATGGATGCGGTTAAGAGTGGTGGAACTACTACGTCACAAATGAGACCCATTGAAGTCGATGGTATCATGAATGGTATTGCAAGTATGTCTGCTCAACTTGGAATTGTAGATGTTATGTACAGGGTTGGTGTTCTTCGTGAGCATCCTCAGAAAGTTATTGCAGAATACAAAGGTCTTGAGGGTAACCTCCGTGATCTTATGGTTATGAACATGAGGCAATCTGTCAGTGATCTTACTGTTGATCCTGAGCTTATGAACAGTTGGGGTATTGATGAGTCTAATCACACTGAGATATTAAACCTACTTGAGTTAGCTATACTCAACAAGGATGAGTTTTTAAAGCCACCTATTATGACCTTTGCTTATGGACAAGCTATCGAGCGTATGTTGGGTGGAGTTATGAATGCAATAAGCACTGATGAAAATCTCAGAGCTGCAGCTTCAATCAGTTCTTTTGGAACCGCAGGTACAGGTAAGATCTTACACAAGATCCTTTCCAGAGGTTTAACAGAAACTCTTTCACCTCAGATTGTTGCCTTTGCAGAAGCTCTTAAGGACATGACTCAGGTTGGTATGTTGTCAAATGAACCTATTCGTTTTGTAAAAGCTACTGGAACTACAACGTCAAGTAACTCTTCAGCTATGCAAGATACTGGTGAGAAAGTTAAGTCCACTATACAAATGGAATACTCTGACCCAGTTAAAGCAGGTAGAAGGTTTGGAGACCCTAAGTCAGACAACCCCTCTACTCAGTTAGATGAGAAGGGTAAGCCTTACAAGAAAGCTATACGTGCAGAACTCCCAATGACAATAAAGAAGCTAACTGCTTTAGGTCGTACAGCACAAGGTGGTTTCTCTATGAGGCAGGGTATACTAGCTCAAGCTATTATAAGTAATGATGGCTCTGTGTTTTCTAGGCTAATGTCTGGACCTATGTACCAAGCACTTAAAAGGGAAGCAGGTGTTCAGGTACCTTATGTCTCATTGATATACGATGCATTCATTGGAGACTTAGGTTCCTTCATGCCATTGCTTAAACTATCTAATCAGACATGGGTTAATGTTAATCTTAAGTATGATCTTATTAAATCTTTGGCTGATGGTGCTACTGAATCACATGCACGTGGTAAAGCTAAGGTCATGGCTCTTGCGGCTAAAGACCCAGAAGGTCTTGTTGAAGATAGAGAACATGCTGAGTACATCGTTGGTCTTATGGCAGATATTGTTAAGAAGGCTAAAGGTTCAGTTGTAGAGTATACTTCAAAAGGTAAAAAGGCTAGTGTTAACAAGTTAATTACTGACCTTGATTTACAGTTTGATAACAGAAGGAGTAACCCTTCATTGACTTCTTCTCAAGTTAGAACTATTTCTGATAGGAGTCACATGTTAACTAACCAAGAACTTGCTGATCTCTTTACGAAGCTAACGCCACGAACTATGACTAAGATTGCAGCTATCAGAGCTATTGGGAATGAAGCTAAGAAGGGACGAATGACTATCCTTAATACCTTAGGTTCTAAACCAATCATCCATGAGTTTGCAGTGGATGGTCTTAAAGAGTTTAACTTTAATTAATAACAATAAATAATAATAAAAAAGCCCTAAAGGTTCCGTTAAGGAACCCAAAGGGCATTACCCTCAGGTATACATTACGTATACTTGGGGGTTATTTTATTGCATCATTGCATTTTCTACTGTTAGGCGACCAGCTTTTCTACCTGACTCAGCATAAGATTTGGCTTCTTCATCTGATAAACCCTCAGCTAAAGCACCTGCGTAGTTGTCATCCCAAACTTTGCTAAGGATTGCTTCATTTATCTCAGGTGTGTACGCAAGGGCAGGGTCAAGGTTGTACATCTCAACGTATTCCATGTCGTCAATTCCCGGAACTATATTGTATGACTTCTTTTCATCACTCATCTTTTACAAATACTCCATCTACCATACGACCAGTGCGTACAGCTATTTTATTATAGGCTTCGTCTAAGCATTCTGCTAAGTCTAACCCCCATAGGTTTGATTGAATCACAAGAGTCACAAGGACATCCCCCATCTCATCTCGTATTTTATTTATATCCTTAGAGTGTATTGCCTCAAGCATCTCCAGTGACTCTTCTTTAAACTTCTCTAGTTGTTTCTGGATACGTGCTTGCTTGTCAGCATCTGTATGGAGGTCCCCAAGGATACCCTTGATGTGACCCCAATCAATAACCTTAAGCTCAATCTCTTCAAATATCTTATGCATCCTCATCATCCCCTATAGCTTGCTCTGCAATGGATAAGAAAACAAAGTTAGCTGTTGACTGCAGGACACCTAGCATTGCTACGTTGGTGACCTTGCCGTTGTACTTAGCAACTATGTCGCCTATCTCGTTTAGCATATCGTTCTCAGCTACATATTTATCTGGGAATTGTGTTACGTTACTCATATATTATCCTTTAACAAAAGAAGTAATCAGATGATATTATCTCAGATATATCCAATGATCCTAACTCTGGTTGTTTAAGTTCATAACCCTCACGGGTTTCTAAAAGCATTTGCTCTATGACAGTAAAGAAGTTTTCACTGTTATACATCATAGCAAATTGCCACTTGGTGTGATCTACTAGTTTATTAACATCACATGCATGAGTCGAGAATGAATCATGTATAGCTCCAAAGTCTCCAGAGAAACTCTGTATAACTTTAGCCATGTGTGCTGCGTCCATTGAGTGGACAAAGTTAGGTGAGCATCCAGATGCAAAGGATCTCCGACACGGTAACAAGTCTCCGTTAGAAGTTATGTAAGGCACCTTAATGCTGTGACCTATCTGACCAAGACCACGTATGGTACTTCGCACAGTTATGTTCTTCTGACGCCACACTTCGTACAACACTGGGAATCCTGAAGGAGTTGTCCAACGTGTACATGTCTCACCTGTTGATAAGATATGGTCAGTCATCTTTTGTATAAACTTCATAGTCTTTAAGGGACCTACACATGTGTCGTTGATTGCCAGTATCAGTTGCTTTGACAGAGGGGTACAGTCATCTTCAGTGATACTGTACATCTTATCATAGCCTTCAACCTTACAGTCATAGTACATGTTAGCAGCTATCTTTTTCTGACCAGCAGAGTAAGCCCTTGTCATAGACCCACGCTTAGCTATACCTTTCCTGATAGCTTTCATTGGTATGTTACGTTCAGCAAACCACTCAGGCATTCTTTCTATTAAACGTTTAGCTACTTGGACATAGAAATCTTTCTGTATCTTACTAGGAACTAAGGACACTAGGTCTCCAGCTTGGTTGTCCTTAGAGATAGCTGCAAGATGTTGCCAACCATTGTTACTACCATCAACCGGGATAGGTACACGACTCATATGTACGTCACCATTAGCTATTGCTTTAGTGTAATTAGTAACATCTAAGCAACACGAAAGAAAACTAACGGGTTTTTCTGCTTCTGTTCTGAAGCTCTGCCCATCCGCTAAGTGGCTTATCCAAGTCAGGTTGTTTAGGGTCCACAACTCTCTGTCCTTTAGTGTCATCTTGTCTACCGATATGGTAGATAGCCCTTCGTCTTGAAGATAAGTTTGGTAGTCCGTTGTTATCCATGTAGGTAGTTCCTCTAGCTCGTACGATTGATTGTAAGAACAAGCTGTATGAATACACAGCCACCTGTAACCTTCAGTATCCATAGGTTTAGCATAAGCAAACTCAAAGAGTCCCTTGGATACATCAGAACCTTGGAAGTTTAAGAATGGTTCTGTGTAGTAGACACGTCCACGATAGTCACACTCTACCATTTGATAGAAGTCTCGTAACCCAATGGCATGTATCTTAGCTACCACAAACTTCATCTCTATAGCTTTTGATTTAGCTTTTATAGACTGATCTTCAAGGTCTATAAACAACCCTAGGTTAGTCTCTAAAGCTTTAGCTACTGTGTTGTTAAGTCTCCAAGGTGTTTGTTGCAGCTTGTTCAGGGCAGTTATGAATGGTGCTCCTATAAGCTGCTTAAAGTCCTCTTCGGAACTCATACGTTTAATGTATGGTCTCTTTGTGAACTCATTACGCAGTGACATTATATCCTTAGGTGGTGTGAATGACGTACCAATAAGAGTTTTCTTTACATACTCAGGTGGTAAGTCTCCAAGGCTAGACCATGTACTTAGCAACTTAATAATGTAAGGTGCTCTGAACCCTTTGTATTCCCTTTCAATATGGATGTAACCTAGTTGAAGGAAAGCTTCTAGGTATAGGTCACCAACTGATAAGATCTCTTGATGGTTAGTGTTTAGTACACCTAAAGCAGACAGCACCTGTAAGCCTATCACAGACGATGTAACGGTTAGTTTAAAGGGGTTAGCTGATGACCTCCTGGACTTCTGATAAGCTGCGACAGCACCTGCTACGGCCCTTACAGTTAGCTTCTCGTACGTATATCCATAAGGTATTAGTGAGGAGATTAATCTGGCCCCTTCTGGGGGCCTCCCACGAAAGGTATTACCCTCACATCTTTCTTTTATGTACGATGTTATACGCTCTACACCAGCAGAAGACTTCTCTGGGTTAACCAGTGTACTCGAGGAAGTCCTCTTGTCCTTTGAGTCGGTTGGTTCTGGTATCGTAGTATGCTGAACCACAGTCCCCTGTTCGTCCTGTGAATCGTGACTTAAGTACTCGGAGTTTAATTGTGTTTCTTTCATCTTCATCTTCTGCCACTAAGTTACGAGAGAATGTAATTATATCAAAGCTAATCTGTTTAATGGAGCCTGAACCTTTGATGTCATCAATAGATGATAGGTGTCCCTCTTCGAAGGACCTACCTTGTGACTTCCTAAGGTGACTGATTAAACCCAGCCATACGTTATGCTTCTTGACTATCTTTAACAGATCAGACATGACTGAGTCTATAGCTTCGTTACCTGTCTTTCCATCAGCTCCTTCAGATACAGCGATGGTGATATGATCAAGAATGATATACTGGCAGCCAAGCAAGCAAAGATTTTCGATTTGGTCAATGAGGCTAGAATCTGAAACAGCTCCATTGTGGTCAAGTAATATGAGACGTTCATTTCCAAATACTCTTTCAAATGCTTTACGCTCTTGCTCAACAGTCGGGTCTGGAGGAGTAAACATCTTGATAAATTTCTCTGCAGAATCTCCAATACTTTCTTCAAGAGATACAAGCCCAATGCTTTCATCTGTTTTATCCTCCAATTCTAGTATGATCTCTTTGATCATTGTTGATTTACCTGACCCAGTGCCAGATGTGAATAAAACTATCTCACCCTTACGCATACCATCTAGCTTATCGTTAAGACCTTCAAGACACTTAGGGTATGGTATTGACTTAACTTCCTTACGCTCAACGTATGCTTCCCATATAGCCTCACCACGTACGATAGCTGCAGGTGTGTACTTACGTGCATTAAAGATAGCTGTCATTAGCTCTAATGGATTAGCCATGAGGGAGTCACAGGGATCATTGGTTGACAGGGATGCTACCTTAGTTATGTCCCATCCA